AGCAGCGTTAGCCATCAGGAAAACTAGAGGACTTAGTGCCTTAAAGCAATTTGGCGACATCTGGCTCGGCTTTGGATTTGGGGTGAAACCCATGCTCAAAGATATCGAGTCAGCTGCTAATGCTATCCTGGATTATACAACCAGGGAAGACCGCCATGTTCGCATAGTAGGCACTGCGAGGCGCGAATACCGCTCCTTTCGGAAGGATGGTGCTTTCGAGGAAATTGCTTGGGGACTCAAGGTTGGTTACTATAACCGTGTTGTCCATAAGCAAGGTGTTCAGATCGTGGCAGGCATCGACCTTAAACTCAGGTCGGCTGCTTCCTACAGTGTGACCGATCACCTAGGTTTAGAAATCAGTCAGGCTCCCTCTGTGTTATGGGAGCTTACTCCTTTCTCTTGGGTGGTTGATTACTTCGTTACTGTGGGCCCGTGGCTCGAAGACATGTTTTATACCCTTCCGGGTACTACAAAATATGTCAGTCAGGCTACGAAGTACCAGAGTGAGACAACGACAGATCTGTACGCTCAACCCAACGCCGGTTATTCTGGCGGAGTGTCAGGCGGACGGTCAACTGTCAACTATGTTTCATTCACTCGGCAATCCCTGTCCTCTCTCCCATCGCGTGCTGTCAGAGTTAAAAGCTTTGACGAAATCGCGAGTAACGGAGTTACCAAACTTTTAAATTTGGCCTCCGTCCTTGCTCAGAAGCGTGGACCTAACCTAACCTAGCAAGTTTGGTTAGCAAGCGTAACTGGGTTGAAAGGTCATACTTTGGCTTTCGCACCAGCTTCACCTGCTACAGGCGCAACGGTTACGGGATTGACTTCCCCGACCTATACGCTTCTCGCGGATACCGCGCCCAACATTAACGGTAAGCAATACGCCGTCAGTGCACTGGGTGGTACTCAGACGAGTGTTGACGTGAATTCGGTTTCCAAACCGTTCACGACTGCATTCTTCCGGCCTCCTGTCTTGAGAACGTTACCGCAGGCAAACCCTGTAACGGGCGTAATCAAGAATGTCCCTCTCAACGTGTATAAACTTATCACGAGGAAAGGGGCTGCCCCAGCTGCGAATCAGAGTATCATGGTGCCTAAAATCACCACGATTATCGAAGTTCCTGCAGGGGTCGACACTTATGAACCGGAAGAAATTCGCGCCATGATCAGTTGCCATTTTGGAATTGGTTGGGAACAAGCGAGCGGTATTTCGGTCACAGTGTTGACAGGTGTTCTTTGACCTGGGCTCGGGTGTACTCCGTTGGCATCGCCGTTGCAGTCGCTTTGGTAATCATAGCGAATGCACCTGCGGTTCTGACGGACCCACTCTCTCTAGCTATTGCTCAGATTCGAGTGAATGCCGCATCTTCGCAGACTCCCGACTATACCCATCCGTCATCGGAAACGACGTCGGAAACAGTAATGTCGGGGAAGAAGACTAAGTAGCTTTAGGGTCTTCTTTGATTGGCGCAAGCTGATCAACTGAGAAGTTCTTGGTTAAACCGTTATAATCATCGGGAGTTATCCTGTGAGTAAAAGTAACGTTCCGTGTGGCGAGAAACGTCTAAATGCGTTCTTCAACACACTGTTAGAAGAGCTTCTTGTCGAGGGACCGCAAAACGCCGCGGTCTCTCGGCAGGTACAACGTGCTCGTAAAAGGGCACGCTTCCTTAGAGAAGATCTTCGGGGGCGAGCGATCGCTGATTTTCTAGCGATCAATGAGCGGGTGGGCGAACTCGAAAGAGTCAACCCACCCTCTCAAGCTCTCGATCGAAGGGTTATCGACAACGCTCGTTATTTCATTACTACTGTTTTAGAGCGTTTTACGACTTCCTTCGATGAGTTGGCCATACAGCAGCCGCTCGAGATGTCATACCTGTACTCGAATTGGCGATTTGGACCCGGTGCCAGTAATGGCATCAAAGGTACTCATACCGCCGATAAGATTTCGCAGGAAATGACTTGTACCGCTCTGTGTGAACCTTTGGTTCTTAAACTGCGTACTATGAACCCTTACTTCGTGGCCAGGGATGGCCAATCCGGAGTTTCGGGTACAAGGCAGATTGAAGGTTCGCGACTAACGACTGTCCCCAAAAACGAGGACACTGAACGCACAATCGCAATAGAACCTTCTGGTAATATGTGCCTGCAGCTTGCTGCCGGCATGTACCTAGAAGGAGCTCTACGGCGTATCGGGCTGGACATTCGCAACCAACAGCAAAAGAACATTGCTATGGCCAAACGCGGAAGCGAGACCGGGGATGTTGCTACCCTTGATCTCAAATCTGCAAGCGATATGATCAGCATCGATCTTGTGCGTGCCCTTCTACCTAGTGAATGGTTTGACCTATTAATGAAGCTTAGGTCGCCCATTATCACAGTTCCCATCGATGGTAAAGATGGTAGCGTAGGTAGACAAGTTGAGCTAAGGATGATTAGTACCATGGGGAATGGTTTTACTTTTCCCTTGATGACTTTCATCCTAGTGGCTCTCATCTACGGATTCCGGTGTACGCGTGGCGGTCCTAATCTATACATAGACTGGACTAACACTTGCGTGTTCGGGGACGATATTATTATCCCCACACACGAGTATACCGGGTTTGTAGATGTCTTGACAAAGGCGGGACTCATCGTTAATCTCGATAAGTCCTACAGTGAAGGTAGCTTTCGCGAGTCCTGCGGTGGTGATTTCCTAAATGGGGTTGATATAACTCCTTTCTATGTGAAGTCACTTGCTTCAGAGCCCGACGTTTATGTGGTGATCAATCAGGTTATGGACTGGAGCACGCGGACTAACACCCGTGTGCACCGGACCTTGGCCCTTTTGAGAAGCTACATAGACGGCAAGCCCCACCTCGTACCCGAGTGGTTGAACCCAGATCAAGGGATTTTGACCTCAGGGTGCCCGAAGCGATATACCTAC